CTGAAGGTGATCCGCACGTTTGATGCGGCGGTAAATCAACCCCAGAAAATCAGCCCCAGCCAGGCGGCTGACAAGATGCAGGCGGGCGTGATCCTGCTCGGCTTTATGCGCAAAGAGCTGAACCTGTCGAATTCCTCAGTGCTGGGCGCCTGCCAGAAGCTACAGGAAGCGGTCGGGCTGCCGAACCTGGCACCGCAGTATGCCATCGATGCGCCGGCAGATGCTCAGGACGGGAGCAGCAGGCCAACACAGTCTCTCAGCGCGTTGCTGAAAGCCAACAGCATTCGCCTGACCGCCAACCAGGTTTATCACCAGCTGGCAAAGCTGGGCATTGTTGAACAGAAAACGCGCCAGAGCCGATCCGGCGTTGGTGGTGTTAAAAAGTTCTGGTCACTGACGGCAAAGGGTTGCATGTACGGCAAGAACATCACCAGCCCGGCGAATCCTCGCGAAACACAGCCGCACTTCTTTGAATCCCGATCTGCAGAGTTGTTTCGTCTGCTGGATACCGTGCACTGAGGTGGCCGTGAGAGCGTTATTAAATCCTGTGATCATTAAAGAGTTCGGGCTGGTGGCGTTCCGGCCCGGTCCTGAATTGCTGCCGCATTTCTGCCGTGGTCGCATCCTGCTGGAGAACGAACCGGATCGACTGGCTGACCTGCCAACAGGGGAAATACCCGCGGCGCGCCAGCCACTGGCTGAAGATCCGGTTATGGTGCCTGTATTCGAACACCCCGAAGTAATACTGCGTGCTGGTGGACTGGCAAGCCTGGAAACCTGGCTGCTGCGTGATGACGGATGCCAGTACCCCCACGCCAGCTATCACCACCACGAACTGGTGACTATGCGGCATGAGCCCGGCGCCCTGCGGCTGTGCTGGTCCTGCGACAACAAAGTGCGGGAGCATTTTACTGACGAACTGGCGGGCATTGCGCGGGCAAACCTGGTAGCCTGGGTATTGTCGGTGGTCCGGCGCGGGCTGGGGTTCGATGATTCCCACGCGGTGACCCTGCCGGAGCTGTGCTGGTGGCTGACGCTCAATAAACTGGCGCATGTGATCCCCGAATCAGTCGCGCGCCAGGCGATGCGCATGCCGCCGCAGGTTATCCAGTCGGTAACCCGTGAATCGGACATCATGCCGTCGGTACCGGCCACCAGCATGGTGGAGGAAGCAGTAAAGCAGGTGCTGGCGCTGAAGGTTGACCCTGAGACACCAGAGTCGTTCATGTTGCGACCGAAGCGCCGCCGCTGGCAGAACGAGAAGTACACCCGCTGGGTGAAGTCGCAGCCGTGTGCATGTTGCGGCAACACAGCAGACGATCCCCACCACCTGATCGGATACGGCCAGGGCGGAATGGGGACCAAAGCCCATGATCTTTTCGTGTTGCCTTTGTGCAGAACGCACCACGATGAACTTCATGCGGATGCAGGGGCATTTGAAGCCAAATACGGCACGCAGCCGGAGCTGCTGCTGAAAACATTAGACCGGGCGCTTGCCATTGGCGCGCTGGCGTAGACGGAGTGGAGACCGCGATGAATCTGGAAAGCGTAATAAAATTTTTCGCCCCGAAAGGGATGCATATTTCTGACAGTGTACGCGCTACTGCGAGCGAGCAGTTAACGGTAACGGATGTTATGGCGGCGCTGGGTATGACTCAGGTGGATGCAGGCATAGGGCTTGCCATGTACCTGGGGAAAGCTGGGATCAGCCCACAGGATAAAGATGCCGCCATAAGCTGGCTGGCTGAATACGCCAAACTGCGTGCGCCTATGGCGGTTCGCAAAGCTGCCGGGAAAAAATTTTCGCTATGCATGCGTATACTTGCCCGGTTTGCGTTTAACGATTACGCCTCATCAGCTGCGGATAGTTACGACTGTCCGAAATGTTATGGTAAAGGGTTGATCACGAAAACCAGCATGATTACCAAAAGCCATTACACAATGCGCCTGCCTCAGTTCGCTAAGGATCAGGGCCAGTCTCCCTCTGATTTTGAAGTATTCCGTCAGGTTAAAGATATGGACCACCAGCTGTGTGGCAAATGTGACGGTACCGGAAAAATCAGCAAGCGCTGTCAGTGTGGCGGAACGGGGAAAACTCTGGACCGGAAGAAGTCGGAGCTTCAGGGGGTCCCTGTTTATAAAGAGTGTAAACGTTGCGAGGGGAGGGGCTACAGTCGCCCAAAATCTTCTGTCGCATACCGCGGCGTTCTTTCGCAACTGGACAGCCTGCCGGACCGTACATGGCGCTACAGCTGGAAGCCGTTCTATGAAAGTCTGGTAACCAAATGCTTTGAGGAAGAAAGCATTGCAGATGCACAGCTAAAAAAGGTAACACGTACGCAGGATATGATATTAATCTCATAATTTAGCGTCACGTTACTTGCAAAGTTGCCGTTTTTGTGTAAATCTGACGTTAACGATGGGCATTGTATGTTCAACGTTAAGAAACCCGCCGATGTGCGGGTTTTTTATTTGTGATCACTTTATTTTTAGATTTGCAAAGTTATTGTATGAACAAGAACTAAAATTCAAGTGGTGACAATGTGCTTTCTAACAACGAACGTTGGGTTTCTTTTTTTGATTTTGCTTTGACGCCCACGCATGCAGCAGCCCCAAGTATTCCGATCGCGGATATTCTTACAAAGCTAAAGATGCTCGTGGATTCAGGCAATGCAGTGAAGCTCTACAATAATGGTTCTAGGGCACTCAGAATTTCAGAAATGAAGTTTGTTGTCGGTGCCGCTCATGCGACCATGCTTATCCAACTAAGTGACAAGAATGGCTCTGATCCTGTTTTTGGTGAGCTGACGACGGGTAATCTTAGGGTTGAGCCCAAGCTGGCAGGAGAAGGCATTGCAGTGTCATGTCACATTGTAATTTCCTCCAACGTAGAGCCTCATTCAGCAGACCACTACAAAACCCTCGTAGAATCTGTTCCGGGGATAAGTAAATCTGTTCTTGAGCCATTTTTGAACGCAATGCTCAGGGATGCATTTACTGGATGTGAGTTCAAAAATCCTGCAACGAAGGCTATGTGCCAGCATCGTCCGAAGTTAGACATATATTCACATGGCTCACAAACTCTATTGGATGCACTAAAAGGTGCGAAGCTTCATAACGTTAAGCTTGTGAGCACAAGAAGAAAAGGTGGACTTGACCAAACAGCTTACACTGAACTCTCTGAAAGATCTGTAAGGTACAAAATTATTAAACAGCCGCCACTGAAAGACAAAGAACGGTTGTTAGAGATACTGAGAAGGAAAGGGCAACAGTCTGGATATACCAAAGTTTCAATTAGTTACTCAAAAGATGGCAAGCAAGCCAGTTTGGATCTGGATCGTAACGAAGATGCTGCCACAAAATTATTCACTAAAAGTGAGAGGGTCATATTAGGTAACCTCATCAACCAATGTGAAAGCACAGTACATCTGCAGCTTGAAACAAAAATGATAGGGTTGCTCTAACGGGAGTTTCATATGAAACTTTTTTCGCCGCTGAGTTATCTCCGCATTAAGCATGAGGAAAAGGATTGGTATGATTACAAAATACCAGTCGTAATGTCCTTAGTTGTGACCATTATTTATTATTTTCACGCAAACAAAATTCCCTTAATCGCAACTAATGGTCTCCTCCTTCAGGTTAATGGGTTGCTTCAAGTATTGATTGGCTTTTATATCGCAGCGCTGGCTGCGGTTTCTACTTTTTCTAGCTCTTCGATCGACGAAGTGATGGCGGGTGTGCCTCCTACTCTGGTAGAAAAATTTCGCGGGCAAAAACTTACTGTCGTACTGACCCGCAGGCGCTTTGTTTGTTATCTTTTTGGGTACCTAGCGCTTGTGAGTTTTATGTTATTTTGCTTGGGTATGATTTCAATTTTGGTTGGGAAGCCTTTTCATTTGTGGCTGCTAACAGTCTGTTCTCCTGATGCTATCGTATGGCTTAAAACGATGTTTGTTGGCGTATATATATTCATTTTAATGAATATTATTACTACTACCTTATTGGGGCTTTACTTCCTTGCAGTTCGCTTCCATCAAACTTCGCCGTAAAAAAACTATCCATTTTAAGGCTGCCTACGGGCGGCCTTTCTTATTTCCCCTCATCCCTGAGAGGACTCACCACTAACGAGGGGGGGGGGTAATGTCCGAACTTTTTTCCGGTGCCGTAGCCTGAGTTGATAGCACGTGGCTTTTCTATTGCCTGATCCCGATTAATCATCCTTTCTTAAACGCTGTAGACATGGTTGGTTGCTAGTTTGTGATCCTGTTTGCAAAGTAACGAAATTTGAATTATTCGAGTTGAAATCATTAATGCGGGCACTACGATTAAAGAGCATTTTTTGACAGTCATAAAAATGAAAAAATGATGGCGAATCCCCCTGAGCGGAGGGGCATTACTGGATACCCTGTAATTGTTTCAGCATGCGAAGCGCTGCATCCAGTCAGCGTTTCACCGGGAGGCACCCGGCACCGTCGAGAAATGTTCTTCCTGATATGACCTGTTCGTCCGAGCAGGTCTTTTTTTGTCTGTAGATCCGGCGCAAAAGACTCATGCTCATTCCAATCAAGGCACAGCAGCATCTGCAGAACCACATCAGCATTAAGGCTCACTTCGGTGGGCCTTTTTTATTTCCCCTCACTCCTGAGAGGACTCACACACAAGAGGGGGCCTAATGTCCGAACCTTTTTCCGGTACCGTAGCCGCTGGTAGCGCGCTGACCGGCGCCAGCATTTATGGACTGCTTACCGGCACGGATTACGGCGTGGTGTTCGGCGCGTTTGCCGGGGCGGTGTTCTATGTGGCCACCGCTGCCGACCTGACGATTTTTCGCCGTTCCGCGTATTTCGTCGTGTCATATTTTGCTGGCGTCTATGGCTCCGGGCTGGTGGGTTCGTGGCTGGCAAAAATGACGGGCTACGCAGATAAGCCACTGGATGCGCTCGGCGCTGTGATTTTGTCTGCAGTGGCAATCAAGACGCTGACGTTTTTCAGTGAACAGGACCCGCTAAAGCTGCTCGCACGCTGGAGAGGGGGAACCAATGGTAACTAACGATCCGCTGGTGGTGACGAACGTAATGGCCTGTGCCGCCATTGTTCTGCGCCTGATGATGTTCCGCAAGCCTGGCGGGCGACATAACCCGTGGGCCTCATGGCTGGCCTATGTGATTATCCTGGCGTATGCATCGGTGCCGTTCCGGTACCTGTTTGACTCCTACCTGCATACCCACTGGGCAACCGTGACAATCAACCTGATTATCTGCGCCGCCGTGTTCAGGGCACGGGGGAATGTGGCGCGGCTCTTCTATGTCCTGAGGTCTGAATGAAACAATCACAATTTCAGCTGGCGGCTGGTATAAGCGCCGGATTAGCTGCGCGCTGGTTTCAGCACATCGATGCAGCAATGAAGGAATTCGGTATCACTGCACCGACTGACCAGGCGATGTTAATTGCGCAGACCGGGCATGAATCCGTTGGCTTCACCCGGCTGGTGGAGAGCATGAATTACAGCGTGGCAGGCCTGGCTGATTTCGTTCGCGCTGGTCGACTTACTCAGGACCAGGCTAATGCGCTGGGTCGTCGCTCGTATGAAAAGGTGTTACCGCTGGAGCGCCAGCGTGCCATCGCAAATCTTGTGTACAGCAAACGTCTGGGCAACAAAGCCCCGGGTGACGGCTGGAAATATCGTGGTCGCGGCCTGATTCAGATCACCGGTCAGGATAATTACCGACGCTGCGGCGCCGCGCTGAAACTCGATCTGGTCACCAGCCCTGAGCAACTGGAGCAGGACCTCAATGCGGCACGTTCGGCGGCATGGTTTTATGCCACCAGCGGTTGTCTGCTTTATTCCGGGGATCTGGCTCGGGTTACACAGATTATCAACGGCGGTCAGAACGGCATTGAAGACCGCAGGCAACGTTACAACCGTGCGCGGGCGGCATTGTTATGATCCAGGCGCTGCTGAAGAAGTACTGGTTTCCGCTGGTGGTGCTGGTGTTGGTTGTCGTACTGGCCATTCTGGTTAACCGGTACCGTGAAAACGCCATTGAGTACAAAAAGCAGCGGGACGAGAAAATGCAGGCGCTCAGTCTGGCGAACGCCACCATTAACGACATGCAGGTGCGGCAGCGTGACGTCGCGGCACTCGATGCGAAATATACGAAGGAACTGGATGATGCCCGGGAAAATATTAATCAGCTTGAGCGTGATGTCGCTGCTGGCCGTAAGCGGTTGCAAGTCAACGCAAGATGTCCCTCGAATGGACAGGCCGGCACCGGCAGCCTGGGCGATGCTTCCTCCCCCCGACTTACAGACTCCGCTCAACGGGATTATTTCACCCTCAGAGAACGAATCGAAACTGTAACGAAGCAGGTTGGTTATTTGCAAGACTACATCAGGCAACAATGTATAAATTGATAACTAAAGGAAATATGAAATTAACTGGAGAAAGAAGCTGATCGAAAGTAAGCCGATCCCTATTTTTTGATTTCTTAACATCCGTTTATTTTTTTCTCAACCTCTTTGTCGTGTTCAATAATTTCATCACTTCCAAACATAGCTGACTCGTATGGTATTAATGCGTAGCTATTGAAAAACATCAGAATCGTGCCTGTAAAGCCAAACAGTGTGGATGCAATCTGCATTGCAAGTGAAGCCATTTCGAAATCCTCAGTGGATAAAGTCAACTCAATATACATTGAGTCAAACTGATATCTAAATATGAAATTTTCAGTCTTTTTATGTGGTTTCGTTCACTACGCTCAAACTCCACCAACTGTGGCGGCTAGCCCGTTCAACAATAATGACAATCATTATCATTTGATGGGTCCTCCCGGAGGGGGGCTAAGCCACGAGGCGGCGGGCACGCGGAAAACGGCTGGTTTTTGAGATCTATGGTCATCATCATCATGTGCGCAAGTTGCTGATTTTTCGCTGTGGCGATTTGCAAAGATGTCGAAACGGTTAAAAAGCGCTCACCATCATGGACCAGGAAATCGCTTCCCTGAAGCTCAACATCAACCAGCTCGCCGGGATCACTAATGTGCATCGCCAGACGGTAGCCGCCAGGCTTAAAAACGTCGAGCCAGCCCCTGGCAGTAACAGCAAGCTGAAACTTTATCTGGTCACCGACATCCTGACGGAACTCATGGTACCCACGGTTTCCGCCACTGTGGATGACATGCAACCCTCTGACAGGCTGGCTCACTGGAAAGCTGAAAACGAACGGATCAAGTTCGAGCAGGAAACGGGGCAACTTATTCCGGCGGAGCAGGTCGCCCGGGAATTTGCTGTCATGTCAAAGGCCGTGGTTCAGGTTCTGGAAACGTTACCCGATATCCTTGAGCGTGACTGTGCATTATCGCCCGCAGCCGTCGCCCGCGTGCAGAGCGTTATTGATGATTTACGCGACCAGATAGCCCAGAGGGTTCTGGACGCAGAACCGGAGGAGGACCAGCCTGAGGAGGACTGATGGCGAAGCGGGCATCCGCAAGGGGTATCCGCAGGGATATGCCTGGAATTCTTCGAGCCCCGCGACGCATGCTGGTGGCCGAGGCGGTCAGTAAATATATGCGTGTCCCTATGGGCGCGGGAAACTCGGTCCCGTGGGACCCGAATCTTGCACCCTACGTTATAGAGCCAATGAATTGCCTGGCATCCCGTGAATATGATGCCGTCGTGTTTGTAGGCCCGGCGCGAACCGGGAAAACTATTGGCCTGATTGACGGGTGGGTGGTTTACAACGTGGTTTGTGACCCCTCCGATATGTTGATCATACAGATGACGGAAGAGAAGGCGCGCGAACACTCGAAAAAGCGTCTTGACCGTACCTTTCGCTGTAGCCCTGAGGTAAAGAGCCGGCTCAGTCCGCGGCGTAACGATAATAACGTTCACGATCGCACATTCCGGGCAGGCAACTACCTGAAGATTGGCTGGCCGTCAGTGAACATCATGTCCTCCTCGGATTACAAGTGCGTTGCGCTGACTGATTATGATCGTTTCCCCGAGGATATCGACGGGGAAGGTGATGCCTTTTCGCTTGCGTCAAAACGTACCACCACCTTTATGTCCTCGGGTATGACGCTTGTGGAAAGCTCTCCCGGGCGGGACATCATTGATACCAAATGGCGGCGCACGTCGCCCCATGAAGCGCCGCCAACGACCGGCATTCTGGCGCTCTATAACCGCGGCGATCGCCGCCGCTGGTACTGGCCGTGCCCGCATTGCGGCGAATATTTCCAGCCGGAAATGCATGCCATGACTGGCTACCGTGAAATCAGTGACACCGTTAAAGCCAGCGAAGCCGCGCATATCTGCTGCCCGTCATGTAACGGGAAAATCACCGCAGATATGAAGCGTACGCTCAACCTGAAGGGGGTCTGGCTGCGCGAAGGGCAGCAAATTGATCGCGAAGGTAGCATCACCGGCGAGGCGCGGCGCTCCCGCATCGCCTCGTTCTGGATGGAGGGGCCTGCCGCGGCATATCAGACCTGGGCACAACTGGTTTACAAGCTGCTGACGGCTGAGCAGGACTACGAAGTTACGGGCAGCGAAGAAACCCTCAAGACGGTTATCAATACCGACTGGGGACTTCCTTACCTTCCGCGATCCGGCCTTAACCAGCGTAAGGGTGAAGCGCTGCAACAACGCGCCGAGCCAGTGGAAAAACGCCGGGTGCCTGCCGGTGTTCAGTTTCTTGTGGCCACGGTTGATGTGCAGGGCGGACGCAACCGCCGGTTTGTTGTTCAGGTCGTGGGTTATGGCGCACAGGGTGAGCGGTGGATAGTGGACCGCTACAACATCCTTCAGTCCCTGCGGACGAACGCCGACGGCGAAAGTTTTCACATCGATCCGGCAAGCTATCCGGAGGACTGGGAACTGCTGCGCACGGATGTGCTGGAGAAAACCTGGGCGATCGAAGGCGAGCCCGGAATGCGCATGGGCCTGATGGCGATGGCGGTGGACTCCGGCGGTGAGGACGGGGTTACGGATAACGCTTATGAATTCTGGCGTCGCTGTCGCCGGGATGGACTGCAACGCCGGGTCTGGCTGTTTAAGGGTGACAGTCAGGCACGTGCAAAACTCATCACCAGAACGTATCCCGATAACACCGGGCGCTCCTCCCGCCGCGCAAAGGCGGCAGGTGATGTTCCTCTTTATCTTCTGCAAACCAATGCACTGAAGGACCGGATCAACAACGCCCTGTGGCGTGATGTTCCCGGGCCGAACTATGTTCATTTCCCCGACTGGCTGGGGGAGTGGTTCTACGACGAACTGACCTATGAGGAGCGTTCCCCTGATGGTAAATGGACGAAGCCCGGTAAGGGCGCTAATGAGGCGTTTGACCTTATGGTGTATGCACATGCGCTGGTCATTCTGCATGGTTACGAAAAGATTAAATGGCCTGATGCGCCGGAATGGGCGCGCCGCGACTCCTGGGTTGTGGCTGAAATGGCAGATGGCCCGACAGCTTTGGAGGCTGTTACTAAGCCGGTACCGGCAGTATCTCAGCAGAAGGCTAAGTCACCATCCCGTGACTCGGTTTGGGCACCATCAACATCAGGAGGCTGGGTGTGACGCTTAACGATATCCAGAATATGGTCGACCGCTACACCGAGGCGGAGCTAACCGTGCTGCAGGGGAAATCCATCACCTTTAATGGCCAGCAGATGACCATGGAAAACCTTAGTGAAATCCGTAAAGGCCGCCAGGAGTGGGAGCGAAAACTGGCATCGGCAACTGCCGCTCCAGCGGGACGCGGTTCCGGTGGATTTAAACTGGCGAGGTTTCCGAGATGAGCCTGCTGGATAATGCAATTGGCCTGCTCTCACCGGGATGGAAAGCAGCGCGGCTGCGTTCCCGGATGGTGATCCAGGCATATGAAGCGGTAATGCCGACGCGTACTCACCGCGCCCGCCGCGAAAACCGCACCGCCAACCAGTTAACCCAGTTCGGTGGTCGCTCCCTGCGCGAGCAGGCGCGCTGGCTGGACTGCAATCACGATCTGGTGATTGGTGTGCTCGACAAGCTGGAGGAACGCATTGTCGGCGCAAAGGGCATCATTGTGGAGCCCCAACCGCTGCTGGCAAACGGTCAGCTGGCTGACGGGCTGGCCACCCAGATTCGCGCAAAGTGGTCTGAGTGGTCGGTGTCTCCTGATGTAACCGGGCAGTTTACGCGGCCTGTGCTTGAGCGCCTGATGGCGCGAACCTGGCTGCGTGATGGTGAAGTCTTTGCCCAGCTGGTAAGCGGCACAGGAAACGGCCTGTCACCGGTGGCAGGCATCCCGTTCTGGCTTGAGGCGCTGGAGCCGGATTTTGTCCCGCTGGAAAAAACCGATCCCAGCCAGAAACTCAGCCAGGGCATCTATCTGAACGACTGGGGGCGTCCGGTGAAATATCTGGTGTACCGCAACATGCCCGCTGAAGGGATGATGCTGGGCGAAACCAAAGATATCGTCGCTGAAAACATGCTGCATCTGAAGTTCATGCGCCGCCTGCACCAGTTACGCGGTAACTCACTACTGGCGGGTGTGATGATGCGCCTGTCTGCACTGAAGGAATATGAGGACGCCGAACTAACCGCAGCGCGTATCGCTGCCGCGCTGGGCATGTTCATCAAAAAAGGCGATGGTCAGACTTATGACGAAAACAACGTCGGCAACAGCAGGGAGCTGAATATTGAGCCCGGCATGCTGTTTGACGATCTGCGTCCCGGTGAAGATATAGGGATGATCAAATCCGACCGACCCAATCCCAACCTCGAAACCTTCCGCAACGGCCAGCTGCGTGCGGTTGCTGCGGGTTCCCGCGGCAGCTTCTCCAGCATCGCCCGGAATTATGACGGTACCTACAGCGCCCAGCGCCAGGAGCTGGTGGAGTCCACTGAAGGTTACCTCATTCTCCAGGATGCCTTTATTGCTGCGATCACCCGCCCGATGTACCGCGCATGGCTGAAGATGGCTGTCGCCTCGGGAGAAATCCAGCTGCCACGCGGTATGGATAAGGCATCGCTTTACAACGCGGTGTATTCGGGGCCGGTCATGCCGTGGATTGACCCGGTGAAAGAGGCGACCGCGTGGAAGCTGCTGTTACGCGGTGGCGCGGCCACGGAAAGCGAATGGGTGCGCGCACGCGGTGCCAATCCGGATGACGTAAAACGCCGCCGCAAGGCAGAGGTGGATGAAAACCGCAAACAGGGGCTGGTGTTCGACACAGACCCGGCAAATGACAAAGGAGACACCAGTGTCCAGGAAACGAAACCGGGTAATGAACCGCCCGAAAGCCAGCGTAAAAAATAGCTGGTTCCGTATGCAGGCCAGCGCCGACAGCGAGGCCGAGATCTACATCTACGATGAAATTGGCTACTGGGGGGTAACGGCAAAACAGTTTGTGGCCAACCTGAAAGCCCTGGGTGATATCACCCATATCAAACTGCATATCAATTCGCCGGGTGGCGATGTCTTCGACGGCATCGCCATTTTTAATGCCCTGAAGTTCCACGGCGCCGCCATCACCGTTTATATCGATGGCCTGGCTGCGTCAATGGCCTCGGTCATCGCCATGGTCGGAAACCCGGTCATTATGCCGGAAAACACGATGCTCATGATCCATAAGCCATGGGGTTTCGCGGGCGGCGATGCAGATGACATGCGCGACTATGCCGACCTGCTCGACAAAGTCGAAAGTGTTCTTATCCCGGCCTACGCGGCCAAAACAGGCAAATCTCATGATGAGATTGCCGCCATGCTGGAAGACGAAACCTGGCTTACCGGCGAAGAGTGCCTGGCTCAGGGTTTTGCCGACCAGGTGACCCCGTCACTGCAGGCGATGGCCTGTATCCATTCAAAACGTATTGAGGAATTTGAGAAGATGCCAAAAAGCATTCGTAATATGGTCACCCCGCCGCGCAACACCGCCACCCGTGATCCGCAAAACCCCGCGACGCCGGATGCACCACAGAATCCGGTAAACGCCGACACCATCCGCGCCCAGGTGATTGCAGAACAGCGTGAACGGCTCAACGGCATTAATGATCTGTTCGCCATGTTCGGCAACCGCCACCAGGACCTGCAGGCACAGTGTATTGCCGATCTGGACTGCACCGTTGAGCAGGCCAAGGACAAGCTGCTGGCTGAACTCGGCAAGACAGCGACCCCTTCCAACAAAACCAGCACCACTCATATCTATGCGGATAACGGGAATATCGTGGGCGATGGAATCCGTCAGGCGCTGATGGCGCGGGCCGGCTATGAAGAGGTGGTACGCGATAACGTCTATAACGGCATGACCCTGCGTGAGTATGCGCGCATGTCCCTGACAGAACGCGGTATCGGCGTGGCAAGTTACAACCCGATGCAGATGGTCGGCTTCGCGCTGACGCACAGCACCTCTGACTTCGGTAATATCCTGCTGGACGTTGCCAATAAAGCACTGCTGCAGGGCTGGGAAGAAGCCGAAGAAACCTTTGAGCTGTGGACCAAGAAAGGCAGCCTGAGCGACTTCAAGACCGCGCATCGTGTTGGTATGGGTGGCTTCCCGTCACTGCGTCAGGTACGTGAAGGGGCGGAGTATAAATACGTCACCACAGGCGATAAAGGCGAAACCATTGCGCTGGCGACTTACGGTGAAATTTTCTCCATTACCCGCCAGGCCATCATCAATGATGATTTGAACCAGCTGACTGACGTCCCTACCAAAATGGGGCGTGCGGCGAAGGCCACCATCGGCGATCTGGTCTATGCGGTACTGATTGAAAACCCGAAACTGTCAGACGGTAAGGCACTGTTCAGTACCGATCACAAAAACCTCTCAACCGGCGCTATCGATGTCACCAGCCTTGATAAGGCGCGCCAGCTGATGCGTGTACAGAAAGAAGGGGAACGCTCGCTTAACATTCGCCCGGCTTACGTTCTGGTACCGACGGTACTTGAAACTTTAGCCAGCCAGACCATTAAGTCTGCCAGCGTTAAGGGCGCCGACGTCAACGCCGGTATCGAAAACCCGATCCGGAACTTTGCAGAAATCATTTCTGAGCCCCGTCTTGATGATGCTGACCCGGCAGCGTGGTACCTGGCAGCCAGAAAAGGCAGCGACACCATTGAGGTTGCCTACCTGAACGGCGTCGATACGCCGTACATCGATCAGCAGGAGGGTTTCACGACAGACGGTGTGGCCACCAAGGTGCGTATTGACGCGGGTGTGGCGCCGCTCGATTACCGCGGTCTGGTCAAATCCTCCGGGAAATAATCTCACCCCTGTAGTTCCCGTGGCCCGTCAGGGCTTTTTTTTATGTCTGAAAATCGGCTCCGCAAGGGGCCGTGGAGACTTGCATGAAAAATTATCTTCAGGATGGCAATACCATCGCCATCACTAACAGTGGCGCTTCCGCAATCCTCAGTGGCGCGCCCGTTGTAATCAGTGACGTTGTCGCAGTGGCAATCGTTGATATCGCACCCGGTGAAACCGGCGAGGGGCGCACGACCGGTGTCGTGATCCTGCCCAAGCTGGCCGCAGATGATATCGCCCAGGGTAAGGCGGTATATATCAAAGGCGGAAAAATCCAGCTGGATGCGACCGGAGCGGTACCAGCCGGCAAAGCCTGGGAAGCTGCCGGCGCGAATACCACTTCAGTCGCGGTAAGGCTGAATGGCTAACCGCTTCCGGCAAATGGTGGCGCGCATGGACGCCGCCACTGTCCGGCAGATGGGAGAGCGTGTGCTGATTAATGGCACGGGGTATGAGGCCATAGAAAGCCAGTTCGTGGCTGAAATGGGGCCGGTAGCCGGTGAAGGTCTGTCCCTCGTTGTGTTTTCGGATTCACTGAAACCGCGCCGGAGTGATGTCGTCATCTGGAAGGGTGAGACGTACAAAATTACCCGTCAGCAAACGTTCAACGGAAAGCCGCAAATCTGGATTGAATAAGGGGGCAGCATGTCCATCAAAGGACTGGAGCAGGCTATCGCCAATCTTGAAAGTATCAGTAAAACCGCGGTACCGCGCGCATCCTCTCAGGCTGTTAACCGCGTGGCCGTGCGGGCTGTCAGCCACAGCACCCGGCGCGTTGCGGGACAGACGAAAGTACCCAGGAAGCTGGTTAACCAGCGTGCCCGCCTGAAGAAAGCCACCATCCGTAAACCGATGGCTACCATCCGGGTTAACCGCGGAAATCTTCCCGCCATCAAACTTGGCGTCGCCAGCGTCAGGCTTTCCCGCCGCAGGCGTGACGTATCCGGTGCCGGCAGTGTGCTGCGTATCGGTAAGTTTTCTTTTCCCGGCGGTTTCATTCAGCAACTGAAAAACGGGCGCTGGCATGTGCTTCGCCGCACCACCAGGGCGCGATATCCGGTTGAGGTGGTCAGTATCCCGCTGGCAGTACCCTTAACCACGGCGTTTAAGGAAGAAAGTAAGCGGCTGACCGAAACCGATTTGGCTAAAGAAATGGCCGCCGCGCTTCGCAACCAACTGAGGCTGATAGTCACCAAATGAAACACCCTTTGATTCGTAAAGCTGTGCTTGACGCCCTGAAAGCCGGTAATGCTCAGGCGGTGACCTGGTTTGATGGACGTCCGTCCGTACTGGACGCGCAGGATCTGCCGGCGGTCGCTGTTTATCTCACCGATGCAGAGTCTTCCGGCGAATCCGTTGACGAAGATATGTGGCGAGCGACGCTGCATATCGAAGTATTTCTGAAAGGGGATGACACCGATTCGGCACTGGATGAATGGATGGAAAACAACATTTATCCGGTCATGGCCAGCATTCCCACGCTTTCCGGCGTTCTCGAAACCATGTCTGCCCGGGGCTACGACTACCATCGCGATGACGAAATGGCGACGTGGGGCTCGGCGGACCTGCAATATTCTATCTCTTATGTGATGTGAGGAAATTATGCCAACACCAAACCCTCTTGAACCCGTCAAAGGCGCAGGCACCACGTTCTGGGTGTACACCGGTTCCGGCGATCCCTATGCAAACCCACTTTCTGACACGGACTGGACGCGCACGGCAAAGGTTAAAGAACTGACGCCGGGGGAACTGACGGCGGAGTCTTATGACGATACTTATCTTGACGATCCCAACGCAGACTGGACGAACACCGCACAGGGTGAAAAGTCCGCTGGCGAAACCAGCTTTGTGCTGGCCTGGAAGCCGGGTGAGTCCGGGCAGCAGGGGCTGGTTGACTGGTTCTATGCAGGTGATGTGCGCGCCTACAAAATTAAATTCCCCAACGGTACGGTTGATGTGTTTAAGGGCTGGATCAGCAGCCTGGGTAAAACCATTCCGGCAAAAGAAGTGATTACCCGCAGCGTGAAGATCAGTAACAACGGCAAGCCAAGCCTGGCGGAAGAAACCCGAACCCCCGTTACTTTGGTGACCGGCGTGACGCTGAGCAAAACCACGCTTGCGCTGGCGGTAAATGCTTCCGATTCACTGAATGTCACGGTTAACCCGGCTGGTGCGACCGATAAAACTTTCCTGGCTTCGTCTTCCGACCGTGCGAAAGCGACTGTAACTGTGGCTGGCAATGTCCTGACCGTTAAGGGCGCGGCCGCTGGCCAGGCGGACATCGTGGTGATGACCAGTGACGGCCAGTTCATTGCAATCTGTAAAGTCACCGTTTCCTGAACCATGGGGCGCAGGCCCCTTTTACGGAGTCAATATGTCAAAGTACCTGAAGTCTGGCCTGTTTAAGTATGCTGATCAGGAAATTACACTGTTTGAGCTGTCTGCTTTACAGCGTATTGAGCACCTGCAGTTTATTGCCAGTGCAGAAAAAGAACTGCCGGAAGATGCTGACGAGAAAACGCTTTACCCACTTCTGGTGGAGCAAAATATTCGCCTCGGTGCCCGACTTGTTGCAATGTCGCTCTGGCAGGCCGACCCCGCTAAAGGCGATGTTGAAAAACTGCATCAGGACATTCTGTCCGGCTGGCCGATCAACATGATCGGTGCCGCCGATCGGTTCGTGAAAATGCTGTCAGATATGTTGCCGGAGGAGTCGCCAGAAAATGCCGGGGTACAGGAAGAAGCTGAAGCGCCTGATGCGGAAAAGTCCTCGCCGGCGAGCTGAATTTTGTCATGAAGCTGGCGAGGGAATTTCGACGCCCGGACTGGCGCCAGATGCTTGCCGGCATGTCATCTTCAGAACTGGCTGAGTGGGGGCGTTTCTACCGCGAACAGTATTTCGAAAACGATCTGCAGGATGTTCATTTTTCCCGCCTGAGCCATCTTATTATTTCCCTCATGTGTAAGGACACGGAGCTGACTCCCGCCAGATTCAGTCTTCTTAATCCCCCTGATTTGGTTACCGAACAGGATGACAACACCATGATGTCTGTTGCTGAAAGTCTAGGAGGAGTGCGCTATGGCCCAGTCGGTGGGTGACCTGATCGTTAATCTCGATCTGAATTCGCCAAAATTTAATGAGCAACTGGCTTACAGCGGAAAGAAACTCAGCGAACTGGGTAAGGCTGCAACCGCTGCCGCCGACCAGGTGGATCGGGCGTTTAACCGGCAGGAAGCCGCAGCACGGCGCGCAGGTATGTCAGTGGGAGCATACAGTAATGCTGTACGAATGCTGCCGGCTCAGTTTACCGATATTGCCACGCAGCTGGCCGGTGGCCAGTCTCCGTTCCTGATCCTGCTTCAGCAGGGCGGTCAGGTGAAAGACAGTTTCGGCGGTTTTGGGCCAATGTTTCAGGCGCTGCGCGATGCGCTCTTCGGCTTTAGTGGTGATGTGCAGAAATCCACGGATGAAGCGAGCGACAGCGCGGGTGAACTTGCGGAGAGTTTTAATAACGCCTCCGATGCTGCAGAGAATCTTGGCAGAGCACGCGGATTTATCACGCCGTTTAATGTGGCGCTGGCTGCTGTTGCGGTTACAGCCGGGCTGATGCTGTATTCCTGGTACCGCAGTAATTCACAGCTCTCCGATTTCAATAAAACACTGGTGCTTTCCGGCAATACTGCTGGCCTGACTGCCGAAAGAATGCTGATGGTGAGTAAAGCCGCCGCCAGCGCCGGGATTACCTTCTCGGCTGCCGCCGGGACGTTAACGGCTCTGGTAAATGCAGGTGTTGCTGCAGGCGCTAATTTCGAGCGTCTTTCAGTGAGCATTACTGAGTTCGCGGACAAAAGCGGTCTCGAGATTGAGGATGTGGCCAGGGCGTTCGGAAAACTGACCAGCGATCCCACATCCGGCCTGATTGCCATGGCGCAGCAGTTTCATAACGTGACGGCTGAACAGATTGAGCATGTGGCACAGCTCCAGCGCTCCGGCGATGCTGCAGGCGCACTGAAAGCTGCAAACGACGCGGCGACTGAAGGTTTTGAAAGGCAGACCCGTGCCATTGAAGGCAATATGGGCACGCTGGAGCGTGCGGCAAACACAGTCGGCGACGCCTTTAAGTCGATGTGGGACAAAATCCTTGATATCGGTCGCCCTGATACCGGTGCAGAGCTGCTTAAAAAGGCGCAGCAGCAGTTCGATATCGCCCAGAACAACTTCAATAAATTCGCGACCGGACCGGGCGTGTCTGACGCGATGCGCAATCAGTATCAGAAAGTGCTGGACCGCACGCGTATCAGTTTACAGGCGGCACAGCTTCAGGCCGATCTGCAGACTGTTTCCGCAGAAAGCGCTGAAGATCAGTCTGTTGCCGAGCGGGACAGACTGAAATATGCCACACAGGCGCAGGCCAGTTATGAGAAAACCCAGTCCGCGCTGGACAAATACACCACTAAACAGAAGGAACTGAACAAGGCCCTGCAGGAAGGGCGCATCCTTCAGGGAAGCTACAACACCCTGATGGCTGCAGCGAAAAAGGAATATGAGAGCTCCCTTAAAAAGCCCGCCAAAACCACCACGCCTGGTGGTGTTAAAGCGTCAGATTCGATCAGCGCGCAAACACTCGAACTCCAGACACAACTGGAGGTGTTGCGTCAGCACCGTGGTCTGAATGACAGCATCAGCCAGGAACGGAAAAGCCTATGGAAAGAGCAGGCCAGATTTACAGTGCTGGAGAACGCCGCGAAAAACCGCGCATTGAGTGCCGATGAAAAATCACTTCTCAGCAATAAAAATAAAATTATTGCTCAGGCGGAAATAAAACGCCCGCCTTGGTGATGAAAAGTTGATTCAGGAGCGGCTAAATGATCTGCAGGACAGATCGCTGAAGTATTCTACGCAAATTAATGAAAAGACCCGGGCACTGACGGAAAGTACCGGGCTGAGTAGCCGTAAAACGCAGCGCCGTCTGGAAGAAGCACAACTGCTGCAGGGCTGGAAAAATGCAGGGGGTACGGAAACGGACGAAGGGTACCGGCAGGAGCTGGAGTCGCTCAGGAATTTTTACGCGGCTCAGGATGAGTTACGCGGTAACTGGCAGGCAGGGGCACGAACCGCATGGGCTAACTATGTTGATTCAGCTTCTGACGCGTACGGCCAGATGGAATCATTAGCCTTTACCGCGTTTGACGGTATCAGTGAAAACATGGCAGCAATGCTCACTAACGGTAAAGCAAGCTGGTCAGATTTTACGCGATCAATTATGTCCATGCTTACCCAAATACTGATGAAGCAGGCGCTGGTGGGAATGGTGAATTCGGCCACGACTGCAATGGGCTTTGCCACCGGCGGTTACACAGGATCCGGGGGGAAATACGAGCCTGCAGGGGTAGTTCACCGGGGCGAGTTCGTATTTACCAAAGAAGCAACCAGCCGCCTCGGTGTGGGCAATCTCTATAACCTGATGCGGGGTTACGCTTCGGGTGGTCTTGTCGGTGGTGGGTCAACAGCCGTCGCCGCGCCTTTTGGTGTCAGCGTCTATGCGCCTGTTTCCGTCACCTCCCCGCAAAATGAAGCGAAGCAACCTCCCGGAGACCAGCTCGGGCAGGCTTACCAGCAGGTCATTACGCAGGCTGTTAATGATGGCATTGCTAAAGCAGTGCGTCCGGGCGGCCTAATCTGGGTAGCCCAGCAAAAACGGTAGTTACTTTCATATATCGTTTAAGTAAAATACATTTATTTTGAGCGGTTTAGGATATTAAAATGAATAAATTTAGTGTTTTTGCTTTAACCTGCTTTTTTTTATCAGGTTGTAATGGACAAAATAGTGAAGCTATAGATTTTGGAAAGCAAAAAATCATGGAGTCTCTTCGCGATCCTGATAGCGCTATTTTCAAGGGTGTAATGTTTTCACCAGATAATGAAAATAGCAAATCAAAACTTAGCGGTTATATATGTGGCAATGTGAATGCCAAAAATGGATTTGGTGGCTATCAAGGTGATACTTTATTTTACATATATGTAGAAAGCACACCCTATGGATTTGATCATGGAGAACCAGCATTATTATCAAATTCAGACATAGAAAGCCTTAAACGCTACAGAAAGTATTGCAACAATAATTAGCCATGCTGCGGGTACGAAGAATCTTTAAGGTGGTCTATGACTATTGAAATATTCCCTTGGTCGATTCAGTCGTCCAGTCAGCCCACAACCAAAAGCACCGACACGATCCGCAAGGTTCAGTTTGGCGAAGGTTATAAGCAGGTCAGCGGCTCAGGGTTGAACAGCGAGACCCTGACCTACGATTATTCCTTTACCGGACGACCAGAACTGGGCCTGCAGATTTATGCTTTTCTACGGCGACATAAAACCAAATCATTTTCGTTTAAGCCGCCATTTGGGGAACTCGCTTTATGGCGGGTTGAGGCTGACAGCCTTCAGAAGGTCATAAGGAGCAAAACGGTAATGACAATTACTGCAACCTTTGAACAGGCGTTTGCACCATGATTAACAGCGATTACCAGAAACTCGAGCCGGGCGATACAGTCCGGCTTTTTTCTGTCGACGGCACGGCATTCGGCGTGGGGGAGGTAATGCGCTTCCACAGTCACAGCATTCCCCATTCTGAAGCTGAAATACTTGCCGCCGGCGGTAATGAATCAAAACTGGCAGCAAAAAGCATCTGGTGGCAGGGTCTGGAATATAAGGCCTGGCCGTGCGAGATTGAGGGAATAGAAAAATCGACGGGTGGCGAAAGTGCACAGCCTGTCCTTCGTGTTGCCAACCTTGACGGTTCTATCACGGCGCTGTGCCTTGCGTATGACGATATGCTGCAGGCGAAGGTCTCGATCCATGACACGCTGGCGCAATACCTTGACGCACGTAACTTTCCCGGCGGAAACCCGACCGCAGATGCCACGCAGGAAAAACTGCAGGTCTGGTATATCGACGCGAAAACCTCTGAAACCAACGAAGTGGTGGAGTTTGCGTTATCCAGCCCGATGGATTTGCAGGGGCTGATGATCCCGACACGCCAGCTTCACTCCCTCTGCACCTGGTGTATCCGTAACAAATACCGTACCGGTGATGGCTGTGATTACGCCGGGACGCGCTATTTCGACAAAAACAATAATCCCGTGGATGACCCGTCCCGCGATGAATGCAACGGCACACTGACCGCCTGCAAACTGCGGTTCGGTGAAGGTAATGAGCTGCCGTTCGGCGGCTTCCCGGGCACTTCTTTGATCCGGAGCTAACATGCGCAAGAAGACCATTGAGGCCATCATTGCCCACGCTGAATCAGAATACCCGCGGGAGTGTTGCGGGGTGGTGGCGCAGAAAAGCAGGGTAGAAAAATATTTCCCGTGTCGCAATCTCGCTACTGAACCCACAGAATATTTTCACCTGTCGCCGGAGGATTACGCCACGGCTGAAGACTGGGGCACGGTCACCGCCATCGTGCACAGTCATCCCGACGCCACCACGCAGCCGAGCGAACTGGATAAGGCGCAGTGTGATGTGACGGCGCTGCCCTGGCATATTGTCAGCTGGCCGGAAGGTGATTTACGGACCATCATGCCGCGGGGTGACATTCCACTGCTGGAGCGCCCGTTTGTGCTGGGCGTTTACGATTGCTGGGGTCTGGTGATGAGCTACTATCGCCAGACGTACGGTATCGAGCTGGCGGATTACCGGGTGGATTATCCCTGGTGGGAGGATCAGTACCCGGATAACTTTTACCAGGATAACTGGCACGAATGCGGGTTCCGGGAGTTTACCGGTGCGCCGCAGCCGGGTGACGTGGTGATCATGCAGGTTCAGTCGAATAAGTGGAATCACGCCGGAGTATTGCTAGAAGGAAACATGTTATTGCATCATCTTTACGGGCACCTGAGCCAGCGGGTGCCATACGGTGGTTACTGGATGGAACGTACAATGAAGATTTTACGCCATAAGTCTCTGTGCTAACCTTTCCGGAACCCAAAAGAGGATAGGGATATGAAAAAATCTATTATATTTATTTCTTTGTTTAGCTTGTTAGGCTGTAGCGCTTCTTCTTTACAGAAAGGAGCCCCTATCTTTTCTGGTCATTCAACAAAAAATGCAGCTCAATTAAATAAATGCTTATCACCTAAATGGCAAGATCTACATCCTCAAGCGATAAGTATCGAAACTGAATCTGGTTATAGAATTTCAGCAGCGGATGATCTCTTCGGCATGCTATCTATGGCTCTCATCCAAGAGAACGCAAATGGCGGCTCTGATGTGACGGTATACGCTGCCAGTAAAGGAATAGGTGACCCATGGGGGAGCGCAGCACGCTCTTGTATTTAGTCATAGGTATACTTTAAAGCCACTTAAAGTGGCTTTTTTATTGGAGGGAATATGCAAGAAGTTATGACTAGAATAGAGCTGGGGGGAGTTCTTGGTAAGAATTTTGGAAAGATTCATTATCGATTAATAAGAACAACAGCTGAATCTATTAATGCCCTATCAAAAACGATTGATGGCTTCGAGAAATATCTTAATACAAGCCGCATTCGTGGGCTCACTTATGCCGTTTTCAGAGGAAAGAAAAACATTGCAAAAGAGGATCTTGGATTTCCTCTTACGGGTGAAGTTATTCGTATAGTTCCAGTCGTAATAGGAAGTAAAAAAGCGGGAATGCTTCAGACAATTTTAGGTGCAGTTCTTGTTGTTGTTGGGGCTTTAGGGGTGACGATTGGGCAGGCATGGGGAGGTGCAGCTTGGGGACCCGCCGCCATGAAAATTGGTGCAGCCATGATGCTAGGAGGTGTAGTCCAGATGTTGTCTCCACAGACAGTAGGCCTCGCCAGCAAACAGGATGCAGATAACCGTGCATCTTATGCGTTCGGCGGCGTGACAAATACCGCCGCGCAAGGATATCCGGTACCGATTGGGTACGGAAAACGTCGTATTGGCGGCGCGATTATTTCCGCCGGAATTTACGTCGAAGATCAGCAATAACTCCCACCTTTTATTTCCTCACTGTTACCGCCGCCTGGCGGTTTTTTTATGGGCGCAACATGGCAGAACTTATCAAAGGGCGCAAAGGCGGCGGCTCCAAACAGCGCACGCCCACAGAACAACCGGATGATCTCCAGTCGGTGGCAAAAGCGAAAATCCTGCTCGCCCTGGGCGAGGGGGAGTTTGCTGGTGGGCTGACAGGACGAAATATTTTTCTGGATGGTACGCCGATTGAAAACCCGGACGGCTCCCGGAATTTTTCCGGCGTCGCCTGGGATTTCCGTCCCGGTACCCAGGCGCAGCCCTATATTCAGGGTATGCCTGGTTCTGAAAACGAAATCAGTGTCGGCACGGAAGTTTCAGGCACCACAGCCTGGACGCGCACGTTTACCAACACGCAGTTGTCTGCCGTTCGCCTGCGCATCAAATGGCCGTCACTTTACCAGCAGCTGGATAACGGGGATCTGGTGGGCAATTCGGTTGCCTATGCGGTTGACCTGCAGACTAATGGTGGAGCGTGGCAGACTGTTATCAGTACGGCTGTAACCGGAAAAACCACCACGGGTTACGAGCGCAGTCACCGTATTGACCTGCCGCGTGGGGGCAGCACCTGGACATTACGGCTTCGCAAACTGACGCCGGATGCCAACAGCGCCAGAATCGGTGACACCATGACGCTGCAGAGTTACACGGAAGTGATTGACGCCAAGCTGCGTTACCCGAACACCGCGCTGCTGTACATCGAATTTGACTCCAGCCAGTTCAACGGCAGCATACCGCAGATTTCCTGTGAACCGGCGATGCGCGTGATCCGTGTACCCGATAATTATGATCCGCTGACACGCGCCTATAATGGCACCTGGACGGGCGGGTTTAAATGGGCCTGGACAGATAACCCGGCGTGGATTTTTTACGACATCGTGGTCGCCGACCGCTTTGGCCTGGGCCACCGGCTGACGGCGGCCAATATCGATAAGTGGACGCTGTACCAGGTGGCACAGTACTGCGATCAACTGGTACCGGATGGAAAAGGCGGAAATGGCCTGGAGCCACGTTATACCTGTAACGTCTACGTGCAGGACCGTAACGAGGCTTATACCGTGCTGCGGGACTTTGCGGCTATCTTTCGTGGCATGACCTACTGGGGCGGTAACCAGATCGTGGCGCTGGCAGACATGCCACGCGATATTGATTACAGCTACACCCGCGCCAGCGTCGTAAACGGTGAATTCGTTTACTCGAGCAGCACGACCAAAACCCGTTACACCACAGCGCTGGTCTCTTATTCCGACCCGGCTAACGGTTACGCTGACGCCATGGAGCCGGTGTTTGAACAGCCACTGGTCGCACGCTACGGGTTCAACCAGCTTGAGATGACCGCGATCGGCTGCACCCGGCAGAGTGAAGCAAACCGCAAGGGGCGCTGGGGGATACTGACCAACAACAAAGACCGCATCGTCACTTTCTCCGTTGGGCTGGACGGTAACATCCCGCAGCCAGGCTATATCATCGCTGTCGCAGACGAAATGCTGTCCGGTAAAGTCACTGGCGGCCGCATCAGTTCGGTTAACGGGCGCGTGATCAACCTCGACCGCGTGCCTGATGCAAAGCCGGGCGATCGCCTTATTCTCAATCTTCCTTCCGGCGCGTCACAGGCCAGAACAATCCAGGCGATCAACGGTCAGGCCGTTACGGTCAGTATCGCTTACGGGGAAATACCGCAGGCGGAAAGCGTCTGGGTAGTGGAGTCTGATGAGCTGTATGCCCAGCAGTACCGGGTGGTGAGTGTCAGCGACAATAACGACGGCACTTTTACCATCTCAGGCGCGTTTCACGATCCGGATAAGTATGCCCGCATCGATACCGGTGCCATCATTGACCAGCGTCCGGTAAGCGTGATCCCGTCGGGCAGCCAGTTTGCGCCGGAAAACATCACCATTGGCTCTTACTCCGTGGTGAATCAGGGCATCAGCATTGAAACGATGCGTGCCAGCTGGAACCCCGCACCGAACGCGATCGCGTATGAAGCACAGTGGCGCCGTAACGACGGGAACTGGGTGAACGTGCCGCGCAGTTCGACCACGTCGTTTGAAGTGCCGGGCATCTATGCAGGGCGCTACCTGGTGCGCGTCCGCGCCATCAACGCGGCGGAGATATCCAGCGGCTGGGGATACTCTCAGGAGAAAGCGCTGACGGGTAAAGTCGGTAACCCGCCGAAGCCGATTAATTTCGCGGCCACCGGCATTAACTGGGGCATTCGCCTCACCTGGGCTTTCCCACCCAACACGGAAGACACGCTGAAAACGGAAATTCAGTACACGCCGCGTGATGACCACGCCGATCCGCTTTTGCTGTCGGATGTGCCATATCCGCAACTGGATTACACCCAGCTTGGTTTGCGGGCGGGCCAGATTTTCTGGTACCGCGCTCAGCTGGTCGACAAAACGGGCAATGAATCAGGCTGGACCGACTGGATCAGGGGCATGGCTAACGACCAGGCCGCCGATTATCTGGAAGACATTGCCAAGGATCTGCTGACGTCAGAGGACGGGAAGCGCCTGACAGAGCAGATTGATTTCAGCCTGGCAGGACAGATGCAGGTCACACTGGCGCAGGTGGAAGGTGCGCAGATCCAGTATGAACAGGTGGGACTGGCGCGTGCTGAAATTTCTCAGGCCAGGATTACCATTGCCGATAACGAACGGGCTTTTGCACAGTACCAGGAGCTTGTGGCTGTTCAGTTTGGCGATGCTGCTGCGGAAATCAATGAGGTTAAAACCGCACAGGCAACAGCGGATGAGGCGTTTGCCGAATACCGGCTGTCAGTAGCGGCGGATTTTAAAGGCGTCAACAGCAGCATCACCACCATTCAGGAGGCGCAGGCCAGCGCAGAACAGGCCTTTGCCCAGTACCAGACGCAGGTCGCGACGAAGTTTGGCGATCAACAGGCCGCCATCAATCAAAAAATGACTGCCTATGCGGACGCAACAACCGCCAATGCAATTTACACCCTGAAAACGGGTGTGAAATACAACGGCAACTACTACGACGCCGGGCTGTCTGTGGCGGTCATAGCTGACGGTTCAGCGGTAAAAACCCGCGTGGCGATTAATGCCGATCAGTTCGTGATGTTGTCGGGGCAGGGCGGCGTCATGTACTCGCCTTTTGCCATCGTTAACGGTCAGGTGTTTCTGAGCTCCGGATTCATCCAGGACGGAACGATCACGAATGCCAAAATTGGCCAGTACATTCAGTCGAACACATGGGATGGTACCGGCAATGTGGGCTGGCACATTAACAAAAGTGGTTTCGCGTGGTTCGCCGGTGTAACCGTCAGGGGAACCGTGTATGCCGAATCCGGCTCCTTCAGGGGCACGGTTTATGCGACTGATGGTGAGTTCAGAGGCACTGTGTACGCCAGCGGAGGCAAATTTACAGGGACGGTGGAAGCCAGCAGCTTTATCGGCGACGTGGCTAACGGCATGGTATTTGATGATGCCCCGCAAAACTATGTGCGATCTTTCCAGTATGTTGACAGCGCCACATTCAACCTGTCGAAACAAGTGGTGGTCATGATGAATGTCACTGTAACAGGTCAGAACGGCACATCCGCCGGGGCGACGGCGGTCATCAACATAAATGGCAGCTCCAGAACCTTCTATCTGCAATCCCCCGGAGGGGGCAGCACCACATCATGCTGCATACACAGTATCCGCACCACTGAAAGAGTCATAAATGTATCGTGCTCCACGGGGGTGCCTGGCGGCGCAGGCGGATCTTCACTGTCTTCGCCGACCATGTTAATACTGCGCGGCTCCGGCTCATTCGCGCAAACCGCTTAAACTAACCCGCTCCGGCGGGTTTTTTATTGCCTGTAATCAGGAGAAATTATGTCCGCAGGAACTCTTAAACTGACCAACAATTCAACGGCGGTGGTTGGTACCAGTACGTTATTCACCACGGATTTAAAACCGGGCGATTTCATCACCGCGACAATCGGCGGCGTGTTGTACACCCTGCCGGTTGATACCGTCACAAGTAATACAGCCGCTACTCTGGTCAGCCCGTTCACGGGGCCAACCACCACGGGTGCGGCGTGGGCAGCGGTGCCCCGCAAGGTGCTCAGTCAGGTTACGGCTGACCTGGTGGCGCAGACGACCGCTGCAATGCGCGGGATGAATAATGACAAAGCTAACTGGCAATCATTTTATTCTGCTGCCGGAGATATCAACATCACCCTGCCGGACGGCACAAAGGTTCCGGGTCCGTCATGGGCAAAAATGGCCGGTCTGGTCAGTTCCTCTCAGCAGTGGCGCGGAAACCTGCCCGCTGCAGCAAACCTGAATGCATACGGGCCGACGCCCGAAGTTACCGGGACCTGGAACCGCTCATCAAATACCAACACCACTGCCGCGTACGGGTTCCCGGAGGACAACGGGCAGGGGATTCTGGAAGTGTTTGCCGGCGGACGCTACGGAGGTATGCAGCGCTATACGGTATCGATGAACGGCAACGTTTATGTCCGCTCGCTGACTGGCGCATGGAACGGAGTGGACGGGCCGTGGAGTGACTGGAGCCTGGTCGGTGTTAATTCGCGGCCCGGATTTTATACGGGCGATCTTAACTCACTGGTCACTCCCGGCATATGGTCTGTTACTGATGGTACAACCGGCACGACAAACGGTCCGGTAGCGCCGGGACAGGCCGTAATCTCAACAGGTATCTGTGAAGTAATTCTGAGGAGCAGTGCAAATTCGTTGTTGCAGCGCTTCACCACGATAGCAAGCGGGGCGGGAAACCTTAACCGGACATGGCAGCGCACACTGTCAGGCACAACCTGGTCTCCCTGGGAACAACTGGGGGCAAAGGCGCTGTATGATTTAGGGATTGGGATACCTAACAGCACATTAAGTAATCTGGACTGGCAAACCTTCAGTTTTGTTAACGGCGCAGCCTATCAGTTAAATGCCGCCAACTGGCTGAATGCGCCTCCGCCACTTGATACCTACACAACAGGGACGTTTGCCCTGAACGTGACTAACGTATCGGGTGATGTAATGGCCAGTACGGGGAATGCGTGGATACATTTCACCGCGACATACTATTCCGCAGGGCTGTCACGGCGTATTTATCAGGGTGTATTCCGTGGTCCGGTGGGTGCAAGGGTTTACCATATTGAGGAAATTTTCACAGACTCCCGTGTTATCCCGGTGGCGAATGGCGGAACAGGTGCCACCACGCCGTCCACGGCACGTACAAATCTTGGCCTGGGTGACTCCGCTACGCGCAATGTCGGCGCAGCTGCGGGGACAGTGGCGGCGGGCGATGACTCACGCATCGTTTACGCGGCAGATTATCGCGGGTCTTCTTACAGCGGCGTAATCGACTTTGTTAACCGCTCAACGTCGGGCGACCCCGGCGAGGCGATCATCTTGCGTGCTGCACACGGCGTCGCGGGGACTGGAACCTTCGAAAACACATTGGCAAAAATGTTCGCCTCGGACGGGTCATTTTCGCGTATTCAGCATTACGTAACCAGTACGCATGCCATCCGCTTCGTTATCGCCGGAGTCACTGGTGGTATCGGTACATATTCTTTTAGCCAGACAGGAAACGCCATCGCAAGCGGGTCATGGGTTAACTCTGGTTCTGACGAACGTGTCAAAAACGACATTGCGCCTATACAGAACCCTCGCGATGTTCTGATGGGAATCAGGGCAGCCACCTGGAAGTATCGGCATAAAGGCGCAGAGGGACGTTTCGGCATGGGCGTCATCGCGAATGACATCGCCAGGTTTTTCCCGGACGCCGTGATCAACACTGGTTCGCGCGAGCTGGATGACGGCACAGTTATTGATGATGTGTTAGCAGTAGAAGCCGGGGACTCAGGCTCAATGGTTGCGGTTCACCATGCCGTACTGCAGTCGCTGGTGGAGGAAAATCGTACACAACAGCTCGAAATTGAAGCACTTAAATCAGACATGGAAGAGCTGAAGAAAATAGTGGAGGGTCTTATCACTAAATAATTCAGCCCGTTACGCCTGGCGCTTCAATTGATAGCCAAACCCGATATTGATCGGCTTAATGATTGAAACTACTGTATATAATAACAGTATAATTATCAGGAGTCGATTTTTATGGAATTTTACACGCCAGCAGAACTGCGCGGCATTGTCGCGCTGCCGTTATACGGTGACCTTGTCCAGTGCGGGTTTCCGTCTCCCGCCGCCGACTATGTCGAACAACGCATCGATCTGAATGAACTGATGATCCAGCATCCCAGCGCGACCTATTTTGTGAAGGCGGCGGGAGATTCGATGATTGAAGCGGGTATCAGCGACGGTGACCTGCTGGTGGTGGACAGTTCCAGGACGGCGGAGCATGGCGATATCGTGATCGCGGCGGTGGGCGGTGAATTCACAGTTAAGCGCCTGCAGTTGCGCCCGACCGTTCAGCTTAATCCCATGAACAGCGCCTATTCGCCTATTTTCGTGGGCAGCGAGGACACACTGGACGTATTCGGCGTGGTGACATACATCGTTAAAGCGACAAACTGAAATGTTTGCCCTGGTTGATGTGAACAGCTTTTACGCTTCGTGCGAAACGGTGTTCAGACCCGATTTAAAGGGGCGGCCCGTCGTTGTTCTCTCGAATAACGACGGGTGCGTTATTGCCAGGAGCGCCGAGGCCAAAAAAATCGGCATAACGATGGGTGAGCCGTTCTTTAAGCAGCGCGATTTATTCCGGCGCTATAACGTGGCCACGTTCTCCAGCAACTATGAGCTGTACGCGGACATGTCGAACCGGGTGATGACGACGCTGGAAATCATGAGCCCCCGCGTCGAAATTTACTCCATCGATGAGGCGTTTTGCGATCTCACCGGCGTGCGTAACTGCCGGAACCTGGAGGACTTTGGAAAGGAAATCCGCGCCACGGTTTTACAGAATACTCACCTCACCGTGGGCGTCGGCATTGCCCAGACCAAAACCCTGGCAAAACTGGCGAACCACGCCGCGAAGAAATGGCAGCGGCAGACCGGTGGCGTCGTTGATTTGTCGAATGTCGATCGCCAGCGCCGGCTGATGTCCATCGTGCCTGTGGAAGACGTCTGGGGAGTGGGGCGGCGCATCAGCAAAAAGCTGAACGCCATGGGTATCACCAACGCCTGCCAGCTGGCTGACACCTCGACCTGGGTAATCCGGAAGCATTTTAACGTCGTGCTCGAGCGAACCGTGCGGGAGCTGCGCGGCGAACCCTGTCTTGAACTGGAGGAGTTCGCGCCGGCCAAGCAGGAAATTGTCTGCTCCCGTTCGTTCGGTGAGCGGGTAACGGAATATGAGCAGATGCACCAGGCAATCTGCAGCCATGCGGCGCGTGCTGCGGAGAAGCTGCGTGGTGAGCACCAGTTCTGCCGTTATATTTCCGCTTTTGTAAAAACCTCGCCTTTCGCCATCAATGAACCGTATTACGGCAACAGCGTGTCTGTAAAACTCCTTACACCCACCCAGGACTCCCGGGACATAATTAACGCCGCGGTGCGCTGCCTGGATAACATCTGGCGGGACGGCCACCGGTACCAGAAAGCAGGCGTGATGCTGGGCGATTTCTTCAGTCAGGGCGTGGCGCAACTGAACCTGTTTGACGATGCGGCCCCACGGCGTAACAGCGCGCAGTTAATGGAAATTCTGGATCATCTCAATGCAAAGGGTGGTAAGGGCACGCTTTTTTTCGCAGGGCAGGGGATCCAGCAACAGTGGCAGATGAAAAGGGACATGCTTTCTCCGCGCTACACTACGCGGTTTTCGGATTTGCTGAGGGTAAAATAGTGAGCAATCATGGTTTGAGCGATAAGCGGAAGCACTAGCTAAAGACTCAGTGGACCCCAAGGCAGATAAAATCAGATGAGAAACAAATGACATGCTTAAGACATTTGATTTTTTTTCGTAACGGGTAGTCTTTAAAAATTGACGCATTTTCATTTAATTACAATAACGAACCCTTTATGAACGACAACTACGAAATTGGTCACAGACTTATTGTTGTAATTCCGGATAAGACTGCTGAAGCTATGCGCGAAGCTCAGATGGCTCAAGAAGAGCCTGAGGAAAGTTTTGTACGAAAAATTGCAAAATCCGTTTTCTCATTGTATGGAGAACCCTTTGCCGTCACTTTGGGTAAACAAGCATTCACACTAATACAAACAATAATGGACGCGATTAATAAAGGCGCTGATCTCACTACTCTCAGCTATTCTGAATGTAAAAAACTAAATCTCATGTTTTCACCGGGTCACCCACGAGAAAATGTTGTTTATGCGCAACATCCGGCTAACCCTTCGATGTACTACACTGCTAGCTCGTTTCATCGACAAGCGTTTGAGCATAAATTTGCAGAGGTGATAACACTTTTATCGAGTCTTGGTGCAAGGGAAATCAAGGTTGAACACGTCAGAGGTTGGAGTCATGAATTTTCTGCAGAAATAGGTATTTCAATACCCCAAGACTCTGCCAAAGCAGGCGTAGGAAAAAATGGCTCTGAAACATCAGCACTTCTTTTTGATGCAAAGCTCGCTGGGCATGACGCTCCGTCAGTTCCGGACAATCTAACCTGGTACCCTCATGAGGCTCTGTGGCAAGCACTAGCTGTTGCTCGAGTTGAAAACGGATTAAGAAATTTTAACCTATCTCTCACCTATTCTGATGACTACGGGTTAAATGCCGATTTCAAGGCAAAATTAAAAGGGACTGGATTAGACTTAGGCGGAAAATTTACAGAACACCAATCTACAGTTTGGAAAATAACCGGCATGTTTGGCTCGGCTTAG